AAAGATGTTGGTCCAGTTATAGACCTTGGCAGAACTGTACCAGTCGCTGAACCGTCGTAAAACGGCACATACGTGGCTATAGCCCTGCCAGCATAGAATGGATTTCCATTAATCACGAAACGGACATGCATTTTCCCTCTCAAACGGGAAAAATGCTCTATCTTTTCCGAGATTGCATTGGATTGTAAAAATGAAGACCAAGGGTTAAAGTTAAATAACAAATCACCCCCGATGGTCCAATCATCAGTACGAATCCTAATGGGTCGCTCTAAAAATGAAGTTAAGCTTGACGTGTATTCCACACCAAGCGACCTATATAACTTCATAGTGCCAGATAGATCAATGCGAGCATCTGGCTCACTCGCTTCAAAATTCATAGTATTAATTGCGCGTCAACAGTTTCATGTGGTAGGTAACGCATACTATCCACATATAGAGAACTTTGAACCTAAAAAGGTTCACACAGTACCCAATAAAGCCGTTCATATTCCCAAGATCTCAAGCTAACAGGAATACCAGGTAACCAGTATTGGGTTGGGTTCGCGCTTAAAGGTGGCTCCCACGTCACCGTAGCCAGTTTTTAACATAGAGTTGGCTCTCTCCTTTCTTCTATAATTTTAAAACAGGTATCATAGTCAACGAACTCTCGCAAAGTTCGCTCACCTATGATTTTGCTGCCCAGAGCAACCCCGACCAATCCATCGATTTCATGGTCTTGGGTTCTCACTTCAGCCATTTTCTCTAATAATGGCCTATACATTTCGAACTTCTCCCTACCATGCATCGCAATTTCGATGCACGCGTTTGGAAAAGTAGCTTGTGCCTGTGTGGAAGGCTCTCCACTTTTATCACACAACAAGCTTTTGAAGATCGATCTCATGAGCAAGGGCGCTCTCCAATGCCCATCTCTGTTTACGAAACCTCTCTTAAGGAACTCTTTACTTCCAATGTTGCCCAAACTGTTCATGACGCCGGTTTTTGCGGCATCCGTGTACACAATACCGTAATTCGCCAAGTATGTTTGTACATCAGCCGGTAAGAGTTCCCCTTCCTTTGTACAAGACCCGACATTATCGTCGCCATACGTTATCAATGCCACATGTTCAGTAAATCTCAACTTTCTCGCATACTTAGAATGGAACGACATTCTCATCATAATAGAATTTGCAAAACTATTAATATAGACTGTCATTGAGTGTCCAGACATGTTGGACCCGTTGAGTCTCAACAAGTCCCCAAAGAACTCAACTTTGGGGTGAATCAACTCACTAACCAAGTTTCTCATAATGGTTAGAGATCTATCGTCATAACCGTAGAACTCTGCCATCTTTAAAAAGATTGACCAAGCTGCCCACAATAAATCTGGGGGCAGAGTAGCATCAAAATTCCCGTAGTCACCATCCAAGCATCTATCAGAGCCCTTGGCAATGATATGCTTGGTGATGCGATCCCAATCTTTGTAAAAGTCGAGACCAACAGCCATTTCGAATGGTATAGGGTCTGTTAAAATAACAAAACCCAACCATAGAAAATACTTCCTAACGAG